AAAATCTTAATGAGTAACCCTAAAATCCCTTTTCAACGTCAACCCGTCTTACGAGACTCGTTGAACGAACGTCAACGTTATTTTGTGTCTAAGGACCAAAATGATTATTGCATCGCCTGGAGAACTGATACGTCACCTCCTGATCCCGGTCTTCTCGACTACGGGAGCTTAAAACCACTGAAGCAGTCAGTTGGATTTAAGAGCGATTACCGTCCCTTCACAATGAATGTGCATGCGGCCGAAGATGTCACACGTCACTACGATCCGTGGTACGCTGATGACATACTTTCCAAATTTCATCGATCATGGATCACGCTCGACATGATCAAGCGCGATACCTTTGAATTTGGAATTCAATCTAAGAGGTCGTTTACGGACGAACTTCTCGAACAGGTAACTGAGTCTGTTCGTTCTGACTTTGTCGGAAGATTGAAGGAAAAGATCCCGCTCTCATCTTTCGATAAGGTGTGGAGCAGTGACTTTCCAAAAAGTACTTCACCTGGTATTCCTTACAACCTGGTGGGTTGCCAATCTAAACGGGCAGCTTGGGAGTCGGATCACGATTCGATTCGCCGGTACTGGTCCAGAGTTGGTTCGAACTTACCAACGATGTGGCCTAATGATTGCGCCATCTTTGCTCGCGGGCAAATATCGACTTGGGACGTCAATGGTAGCATCAAAGAAAAAGTTCGTGCCGTTTGGGCTTATCCACTACAAGTAGTGATTGAAGAAGCTCGATTTGGCATGAATTTTCTCGACGCAATGAAGAAACAGAAGATTGGTCATCATTCTGGTTTCGGTTGCGAAATGTTAAAGGGAGGAATGAGTTGGCTGAACGGTCAGCTTTGGAACTCCTTTAACAAAACAAAACGCTATTCTTCTATTATAATGCAAGACTATTCTAAATTTGACAAGACTGTAAAGCCTTGGCTAATTAGACGTGCTTTCAAAATTTTAGAAGAGTGCTTGGACTTCACACGTGAAGTTCAGGACGATGGCACAGTTCTTGAAGTTTCCGAACTTGAACAGCGTCGTCGTTGGCGTGTTATAAAGAACTATTTCATCAACACTCCTATTAGGTTTAGTGATGGAAGTAGATTCTGCAAGAATCAGGGTGTCCCATCTGGTTCTTACTTCACCAATATGATAGATACGATTGTCAACATGATAGTATCACGATACTGTGCACTCAAATGCGGTGTTGAAATCGATTGGGATATCTACTTTGGTGATGACTCAATCATCCAAACTAAGTCCTACTATACCCGTGAAATATTAGACCGTATTTCTGAGGTAGCTTACGAGCGGTTTGGAATGATCGTCAGTGCTGACAAGAGCAGCATTGCTCAAACTCCAAATGACGGAGTTCATTTCCTTGGCTATTTTAATGTAAATGGCCATCCATACAGGGAAATGAAAAAGTCTATCGCCGCTTGGTTCTTTCCGGAGTCCAAGGGTTACGTCGACTGGAGCGACAGTGCCATCCGTGGCATAGGTAACTTGGCGGCAGACGTTGGCATGCACCAGCAGTTGTTTGACATCGTCAAATCATTCTACTGGCGTGCTCTCCGCTACACCCATCTCGACGCATTAGTTGAATTTTCTAATCGTCGCAAAGATCCAGGTCGAAAAGCCTTTTTCTTTGAAAAGAGTGGGTTTGATTTCCCCGTTAGCGTTGGAAATCTCGGGAACATATGGTTCTGGAAACAGGGCAATAATTGTTCCAAAACATTACTTGGAATCGACCTCAAGGGCGTCGATTTCAACTCAGATCTCTGTACTGAGCCGTTTATGAACGACTCAAAATGAGGTCTAACCTAAATACTCCTTCTTTTGAAGGAGGGCGGGG